ACGACAAGTTCAGGGTGGTAAAAAGTTTGTTGTTAAAGCCTGTAAGGGTGGTAGAGAAAAGATTATTAGATATGGTGATGCCAATATGACTATTAAAAAGTCTAACCCTGCTAGACGAAAGAGCTTTAGAGCTAGGCATAAATGTGCTACTGCTAAAGATGTATTTTCTGCAAGGTATTGGTCTTGTAAGAAATGGTAAGAAAGTTTTTAAAATTCATAGTGAAAGCTAGAATGCTGTATGCTGATATAAGAGGACATCATGGTAAAAGATGGAATTATGAACCTGGAGATTGGTATATGGGAAGAAATAAAAACAATAAAAATAGGAGATAACCATGTACATGAAGAAGAAAAAAGACAAGAAGAAAAAAAAGAAAAAAACTAAGAAGAAAAAATATTAGTTTATTAGGAGTAGCTACTTGTTAGCTGGGAATGTTGGAGGGTTAAATAAAATGAAAAAAACTATATTAAATGCTTTAGAAAAAAGATATGAAGCTATTATTGCTGAGTCAGATGCAACTTTAAATATATATCTAAATAATAGTGTGGGTATAGGAGAACATCCACAACATATTGACGAAGTAGATAAATTAATAGATAAGATAGCTAATGCCGAAGAAAAACTAAAAATATTAAAAGAGTTTGAATAATGAAAAAGGGTTATCACAAAACTAAAGATGGTCGTACAGTTAAAAAAGGATTGTACTATTACATGAACAAAAGAAAAAAAGCTGGTACTAGCCGAAAAGGTAAAGGTACAGTTTCAAGTAAAGCATTAAAACAATCAAAACGAACTGCCAAAAAATCATAAAAAAACTTGGGTTAAATCTAAAAACATTATTATAGATGTTGGTAAGTGTTCTTATTGCAACATTAATATGACAAACGAAGATTCATTTATTCCTATTGGTAAAATTATTAATGGAAAGTATATTTATAAAAATGCACACTATGAGTGCGTAAGAAAAGCAGACGAAGATAAGACTTATGAAAATGAGTCTAAATTTGATTGGTAATTAATATCCCCAAAATTTCTTAGCATTATTTAAATAATCTTCATTAGCATCACTATTCCAAAACATATGTGTAAAGTCTGGTTGAATGTAATCTTTAAGAACATTTGGATCATTGCTAATCTTCATTAAGTTCTGCCTAACTTTAGCTCTTTGTATTATTCTAGGTATTCTTTTTTTAATATTCTCAGGTTTAAGTTCATCACAATTACCTGCATGATAGACTCTAAACTCTTTCTCATTTACATAACAAAGATAAACTGGCACTTCAAATACTGACCAATAAAAATCTACTTGTAATAAATTATATGGCGAAGGTTTATCAGGTAGCTTACCAGGAAACCAAGACCTAGTTCCATCTTTCTTAACCATTCCCCTTCTAGGCATTTTACATTTATCTTCAATGATAACTTTATCTCCTTTTAAATCTATGTAACCATGCACAGGAATATTAATTCCATCAAACCATTTAAATGCTTCTATCTCTGGCTTACAAGATTCATAACCTGGTATTGTTTGATGTGCTTTATGACAGTTAGCAATCATAGCTGGTACTATACTTTTATAATGACTTAACTTTTCTTGGTCATCAGGTGTAAGTGCAACTAACTTATCTAACTTATCTTTTACAGGAACAAACATTATTTACCTTCTTCCATTTTTTGTAATTGCATTTCAATAGCTTCATTAAACTCATTAGCTATTACATTGGGTTGTTGATATTCTTCCAAGAAATAACTTAATGGTTTTTTTAAAAATTTACTTATCTTAATTAGATTAATTATAGGTATTCGGTTCTCACCTTTTTCATACTTACCTATTTGTTGAAATGTAGATTTAAGAGCTTCTGCAACTCTACTCTGAGTTATAATAGTTTCTTTACCAGTAAACTCATTAACTTTACTTTTTCTAGCTGCTCTTATTTTTTTACCTAAATCAATATAGAATTGATTATCTTCGTCAAAGTTTTTCTTTGCTTTATGTGATAGTTTCATTGTGTTCCTTCCTTTAATTTAGAGTATAGAATCCCTTAAGTGCAAATGCAACTTTTTATATATACTTAATTAAGTATATAAAAATCTAGCATCTTTGTTCTCTGCTTCAACAATTCTTCGGAATAATTGATTGTATTCCTTGAATGCTTTCAGAGTATGTACACATTGCCTTCCCTTATCTTTAGCAGCATAAACTTTTTTATGTGCCTTATCTAGCTTATTGTACAATCTAACATTGCTATTTCTTAAGCTCATCATTCTCCTCACCAACCATTTTTACATTTGCCTTAATAAGTTTGTTGTTGGTGATATTTACTTTCGCAAACTCACTAGGCATTTTTTGATTATGTGCTTTTTGTGTAGCTTCTTCAACAGTTGCACCATCAAAAATTTCTTCAAAATCAGCTTCTAATTCTAAACTTGATGTCTTTAAAACTTTAACCATTTAAAACTATATTTCTGCTATACCCAGAGTATTCTCTTTTAATTTCGTTTCTCTGTTCTAGCTTTTCAATTAAAACACTAACTGAATTTTTACTTTTATAACCCATCTCTTTAGCCATTTCTGAAAAAGTTGGACTATATTTGTATTTTTTAGTATAATTTTCAATAAATTGCAATAGCTTAAGCATTTTGGGTGTCATGGGTCTAAGACCTCTTTGTTTTGTTTTCATCTATGACTAACCTCCTTAATAATTCTGTGTAGCCATTAATGTCATCAAAGCTATCTTTTTTATAATTTTCTGATTGCATAACTCTCCAACATTTAAGAAAAATCATAAATAAACCAAAGAATTTAAGGGGTATTTTAACATCTTGGTTGTTATGAATTGATAAATATTTCTCCATAATTCCTACCATTACATAAGAGGTATGGTCAAAGTGTCCATAATCATTTTGTTTTTGTTTTAATAATCTCTCTATCTCACTTATAAATTTAACATTATCTGACATAATTTCCTTTGTTATCCTCACACCAATGAGCAAAAGCTACTTTGTTTTTGTAAATTGGATATGTTCTTATTCCTATTTCTTTAAATTTAATTACTGATTGATGTATCTCCTCACAAGTGAGAGTAGTTTCAAATTTAACTTTATGTAAAACATATCCCTCACTTGTAAGTAAAGCCAAAACTAAAAAAACAACTTTCAATTAAAAAGGAATTTCTTTGCTTTGTGGTTTAGCTTGTTTAGGTCTAGGTTCATTCTTATAACCAGATAAAATATTACCTGATTCGTTTATCCAACCGATTAAACCTTTTTGTCCACCAGCTTCAGGATAATTCATATCTCCAGTAAATTTATCATCACCTTTAAATAGAACTCCTACCTGAGCAAACACCTTAACAAACTTAGTATTGCCATCTTTACTGCTGCCTTTAACACCTAAGATGGTTCCTTTATTACCGCTATCTAAATTTACATTTCCTGAGAAATCAATTTTGATGGCTTTTTCGTTGTTGGCATCATAAGGAAATAAAACCCAATCCTTTTGCTTACCACTACCATTGTCTGACATTTTGTCCTCCATTTTTTTTTATTGATTGTTGTTGTGATTCAAAATCTTTTTCTATTGAATCATTTTCTTTTTTCCAATCGGAATACAAAGCGGTCAACTTAGTTTCGGTTGTTTGCTTTTTAATTGTATCTTTAATTGAAACTTTTTGAGTAGATCCCTTTTGATTGTTTAAGGCATTTACTAATTCTTCTGCACTAGCATATTCTGAACCTGATAATCCAAATGCAGCAATGCAACGACCTAACGCAGAGCTGGAACAGTTCTCCATAGCACTTGTTTTATTTATGAAATTAGCATTTCTATGTTCTTCTGCATGACCCACAGCATAAATAGTATCAGAAATATATAGTTCGGTCTTAACCACAACTCTCTCATTATCATGGAATAGTATTTCTTCATTAAATCTAGCTTCAGGGAAATATTGTAAAAGATGTCTATGTCTTTCATTAACAGTTGAATATTTTTTACCTTTAATATCAACTGTCGGAATTTTGTTTGCACTTGTTAAACATTCCTTTCTTCTTTCCTTAAATCCACCCTTACTTTTTTCTTCTGTTGCTGCTACTGTTTTCTTGGTTGTCATTTTTTCCTTTCATTTGTAGTTTTTGGTTTTCTTTAACTTGGTCAACATCTTTCTGTACTTTAGCTTCTAGGTAGCTTTTATTCTTAGCAACCATATTTTCTTTAAGTTCTAATAAATCTATTTTCTTTTTAAGTTCCGATATTTCTTCATCTCTTAAATGTAGTTGCTCAATGTTTTTCTTTTCATTTTGTTCATAAGCTCTAATTTTAGTTTGCATCTTTGCAAGTTCCATCATTACCTGGTCTGTCATTTTTTCCCTTTCATTACTTCTTCAAATGTTAATTTATGAACAATAATATCCTGTACTGCCTGACCTACTATTGCTCCTATGTCCATGTTAAGATTGCCTAACAAATCTTTTCTTTCTTTAGCAGTTAAGATTATGTAATCATTAAACCATATATCTAAACTTTTATTTAGTTGGCTTGGACTTAAGTGATCTGCTGTAAATGTTCCGCCTTCTTCTTTTCTTGTCCACTCTTTCCCAATTGTTTTCATAGATTCCTTTTATTAATTAATACAAAAATAGTCAATAAATTATACAAATTAAATTCAATTTGAGAGTTTATCATTATCAAATATGATGGTTGAGTTGAAACTAAATGAGATTCTTTCCTTATCTTCATCATCAGTATTATAGGGATAAACTACATGAGATAGTGAATTAGGGAATAATATCCAATCCCTAACCTCTGGCATAACTCTATAAGAATTATTATTAAACATATTTTCAGATCCTTCTATAAACTCTGTCTGACCTG